TAAGTTACCTGATAAAGCAGCATTGTCTACAGCCATTCTCATAAAGCCATTCATTAGAGATTGTGTATCATCCATGTTCTCAGCTAGACCAACTCCAAAGAATGAGTAAGGGTTTACTTCGTATGGTACTGCGTAGTAAGGTATAACCTGTGGGTTAAATGGATTCATTACTAAACGGATTACTTGTCCATTACAAATCCAGATGTTACAGTTAAGCTGATCTACATCTTTTAGTTCTGATGGAATATCAACATCATGGTCTTCTAATACTTCTGTATCTACATAACCCCAGAACTCAAGTACTTCATATCGTTCTGTAGCTGTTTGTTGTGCATCGTCTTCCATAGCCTGTTCCCACCACTCTTTAGTATAGGACTGACCATAACCCATTGCCATATCAACAGCGTTCTTACGGAAGAATGGACGTTTCTTAAGTGCACGTAGTTGTGACTTAGACATCTTGTGACGTTCTACTACATACTCAGCTTCATCCATTGAATTAGCGTCTGGGTCTGGGTAGAAGTTCCATACTGAAACAGCATCACACTGAGGCATTGTTTTAACACGAGGTTTATAGTTACCTTCGTCATCCCAATTAGGATATTCTTTATCTACAGCAAAAGGGCCCTTCATAACGCCTGTACCAAACAAAGCACATTCAAATGCAGCTGTTCTAAGCTTCTTAGATGCACCTGATTCTTCTAATTGGTCATGTATCTTCTTTTCCATCTTCTTAGCAGCTACCATTGCAGGATGTACGGTAACTTCAGTAGCAGTTCTACCTTCACCTTCCTCCATAATATCAGCCACTGGAGCTAAATCATCAGCCATTCCACCTAATCGTTCCATAAGGTCTGGGATAGTCTCTCCTGGGCGTAATTTAGCGTCCTCAGGGCTAATTGTAGGAGCTTTGTCAGCCTTGGCTGCTTGCATATCTGGGTTAGACTCAAAATGCATAGATTCTGCTATGCCTTCTGGTAGAGTTGTAGGGTCAATGGAGATAGGGAACTTGTTATTACCGAATAAAACCTCTACTAACTGACCATATGCAGCTAATACTTTAGTTTTAGTAACTTTAACAAAGATTCTAGACTTCTCAGTGCTTGTAAACTGCACATCAGGGCCATATATACCTCTGTAGTTACGGTAAGACTTAACCCAACGCTCTTCATCAGTGTATCTAGCTGTCTCAGCTCTCTTAAAACGTTCAGTAACGTATGAAACTACCTTACCTACTGGCTCATCTGTTGTATCGCCTTCATTTATGTCATCTACAAAGGAAGATTCTGCATCATCCATGATAGTTTCCATTACTTGTTCGTCCATTTCGTACTCATCCATGTTTTATTCCTTAGTAGCCAAATGTGGGGTCAGACATCTGAAAGCCTGATCGTTGTGTAGAAGGGTCATAATCCCAAAGTGATGATCTTGGTCTAGTCATTAGACCGTATCGTAGAGCATCATAACCGTGGTCTATGGGACTCTTAGTATCTACATCTTCTAGATTGTTCTTATCAAGAGGAAGAGAGGGTAATTCTGATATTATGTTACGGCAAGTATTAAAGAAGACTATTCTAGGTTGTTCTGTAAACTCATCTACTTGAAGTCGTCTGTGTATTTCGTTCTTACCTGCTATACGTGAGCCTTTTGATCTATCTGATGGTCTCCAACGACAACCCTTTTGAATCATTTGCTCTGCTAAGCTAGGTCCTGTGTCTCCTCGATTGTGCCACAAAGAGCTATCGAGTACTCCGTATCTTATACGTTCACCTTTTTCTATCTCTATAATCATATCTGCTAAATCAGAAGCAGTAGTCTTATTAACATATAACTCTCTGTATATAACTATCTGTTCATCAGGAGCTACAGCAAACCATAATACTGCTGTCATCGAACCGTAACCGTAGTCACATGCTCTAAACTTAGCCCAACTATCTGGTATATCATATGGTGGTATTACATGCTTCTTAACACTGAACTCACTGAAGGCTGAACCTTCTGATATACTCCAATCACCATCTAACAACTGTCTACGTTGATGCTCTGGCATTGATAGTAGGTTTGCTTCATACATTCCATCTTCTGCTAAGTATGGATTGTTAAACAAGTTAGCAGGTATAAACCTACGTTTAAATAAAGGCTCACCTTCTCTTGAGTGTCCTTTAGGCCATTCGATTACTTCACCATGCTCATCAGTAGCGTTGAAAGATGTATTAGCAGGAGCAGGGTCTATGAAGGTCTTCTTAACCCAGAAGTGTCCTGGGCCACCAGGGTTTGTTGTTGCTCTCATATAAAGAGGTAGCTTAGAAGCACTAGTAGCACGTAGACGTGATCTCATGTAGTTCCAAGCAAAAGGGGAAGGCCACTGTGTAAGCTCATCGAGTCCTATCCAGTTAAAAGCCTGTCCCTGGTATCTCATAACATCATCATCTCTATCAAGATATGACATCCATAAAGTAGCACCACTAGGAGCTACCCAAGTCTTATCTCTTTCCATAAACTTAATACCTGGAATAGCCCTTGGGTATAACTGTTTAGATACTGAGATAAGTTCTCTTAATTCTTCTGTACTACGTCTAACTAACAATCCTCTAGACTGTCCATTGTTAAAGTAACGTACTGGGTCTGCAACCATCGCATATGATTTACCACCACCTGCTGCTCCACCGTATAAAACTTCCTGCTCATTAGAAGCTAGGAAGTCTTCCTGAGGTCCAGGATTAGGAGCAAAGATAATGTCTTGTGCTTTCTTGACATCAATAGGCTCTGGTTTAGGTTGTGCGTAGGTAGGGGTTGGTTCAGTCGTCTCTATCGAGCTTTCTTGTACTTCTACCACCGAGTCTTTCTTCTTCGATGACTCTCGCTTTTTCACTTGCTTCTTGGTAGCGCCTTGCATAGTCTCTATGGGCTGAGGCCGTATACCTTCGTTTTTCTTCGATGCTGACACGTTTGTTTAATCCTACATGTGAAATATATCTACCCGATTGTTCTGTAAGCCATCTGGCTACTAGTCGGAGACTGTACTCTTTCAAGTACTTCTTAGCCATCTCTAACATTTCTAGTTGTTCGGGGATTGGTTGAAGTATATCTTTATCACCTTCATCTTGCTCATATCCAAAAGGAATATGTCTACCTACTCTTACTATTGGGTAGTACTCTCCGTCTAAACCTCTCTTAGGAATCTTCCATGCTTGGTCTATGGGAATAGCAGTTAATGTTGGAGCTTGTTTTCTAGCCATCTTTATATCACACACACATTAGTTTGTCAAGTACTTATCTACTAATTTCTTACCTATATATAGAACTGCTAGTACTAATACTAAGATACTTGCTTCTAGGTATAAGTTACCTGTACTGCTGTCTACCTTAATGCCCTTTGTACTTACTTCTATACGGCAAGTATCACATTCTACCACTTAGCTTTATCAGCCCAGTAAGCTGCACTCATCTTGCCTTTAGCAATGTTCTTACCATGTCTAGCTTTGAATGATGCTCTTTTCTTCTTCATCTTATCAGACTCACCTGCTTTAGGTTTACCTGCAGTCTTAGCACCCTGCTCACCAAATCTAATCATCTTAATTGTAGTACCCTCTTTAGCAAGAACTACGTGAGACTTAGTTGGGTGTTTAGGAGTACGTTTAGGTTTATTATAACCTGCAAACTTCTCACCTCTATATTCAACCATACTATTCTTCCTTCTTAGCAGGTAGAATGAATACTGGTTCTACAGTAGATACTTCCACCTTTTCTGTTTTAACAAATCCTGCTCTATCCATAATGTCTTTAGCAGCAGTCATCTTTTCTTTAGCACCTAACATATCTACATCGCCCATTACTTTGAACATTGTATATGCTGCTTTAGTTGAAGACTGAGCTATAAACTTACGTGTAAGTTCTGCTATCTCGTCTACTAGTGAAGCTGTTATTGATGAAGTTGAAACGTTGTCTGAGTATCCTGCTAGCTTCTTAGCCATCAAAGGGTCTCCCTCTGCCTGTTCAAATAGAACAGCTAAGAATAACTCTTGCTTCTCTGTGAGGGTTCTCTTTGTCATTACTTTACTTCTTTCCAAGCTTCGTTAACGTCTGGAGTAGATGGGTCGTCTGCTATATAGTGACCCTTCTCTGTTCTAGCACGTTTCATTTTCTTTGTTTCTTTCTTAGCAACCTTAGGAGGGTTCGACATATCAGTATGTGGTTTAACTTTCTTAGGAGGATAAACAATATCCATTATCTCTTTAACGTGAGAGTCGAAAGAACCGTAAGGGTCACACTGGCCCATTACGTCACCTCTGCTGTTGACTACTTGATCTGCTGTTACAGTATAACCAAGCTTCTTCAATGCATCTTTACACTTACTTAAATCCATTACTTATTCCTCTTATGAGTTCCAGGGTTAGAAGCACCGCATGCTACATATCCACCCTTGTTATATTTGTGAGCCTGTGCCTTACGAGAGAAGCTACGATTAGTTCCTTTAGGCTGTACTCTTAGGTTCTTTGCTGAGTTATCATTAGGGTTACGGTTCTTATGATCAACATCTTTACCATCTCCCTTTTTAACTAGTCCACCCTTTTCTAACATACGTCTAGCTGCCTTACGCGAAGCATTAGCTGCTAAGTTAGACTTAGGTGATTTAAGTTGAAGAGCACGCTCTCTCTTATAATCTCTTTTATATCCAGGAGTACTAGGCATTATAATCTCTTTCTTTATACGGTTGAAGCTTCAATGATACCTGAGTCTGTTAAGTCTTCATCCCACATTACAAACTGAGCTATTGTACCCATAAACTTTTGACCAAGCTCTAGGTTAGTACTTGATAGATTTGGAAGATCTGTAGGTGTGTTATTAGCCGTTAGTAAGCCACCTTCTTTAGCACCGTTTAGAAACGAAGAGCCATGACGGGAGGCTATGTTAAACACAATGTTAGTACCTGCAGCTACTCCAGGGAACGCACCAACGATTTGGTCAAGACCAGAGGTTACGTGTCTTTGTTTGAAGAGAGGTTGTCCTGTTCTACCTCCGACTGTTGATATATCAACCAAAATGTAGTTATTTGAATTTAGTCGCCAACGATACGGTCTAACTTCTGTGGAGACACCAGTATCAGCATAAGTCATCTTTCCATCCATCTGGATAGACATATTAGTAGAGTTATAAGGCATGTTAGCTGCAGGGATAGTCAATGTATCAGCTGCCCTTGTTACAGTTGAACCTGATGTTGGGATGTAACTAGATACTGTTCGACCAACTTCTAACTGTGCATTTGTAACTGTTCCTGATGCTATTATGCTTATTGAACCTGCTGCTGGAGTAAAGGTAAAGCTAACTCTGTTCTCTTCACCAGTACCTGTACCATTTGTAGTTACACCAGAAATAGTAACTGAACCTGTTCCTGTAAAGCTTAGAGTAGTTGGTACAGCAGTAAGAGTAACGTTTTGAGTAGCTAGTGTACCAGAGTTTAATAACAAGTTAGTTCTAGTCTCACTTTCATGAAGTATACCTTCGTTTACCCAAGTAGAACCATTATGTATATGATGTCCTGCTCTAGGTACATTGCTACCAACAGTAACAAGATTACCAGAGCTATCTATCATTGTAGCTGATGAACCACGAGCATGTGTGACAGCAGAGCTCAGAGAAGTACTTGTTCCACCTGTTCTATATGCTGAGCCCTTAAAGTCAAGAACAAAGTCAGGACTAAGAGAGTTTACTATATAGGAGTCTACATAAGCCTCTGAAGCCCCAGAAGACCTTAGGTGAGAACGTATTGATGCTGATAAACTTATAGTTGGCATTTAGCTATCCTTAAGCCGAGATCAGTGCAAATATACCTGTTGCTGTAGTACCTGTTGCTTTAACTCTAGATACTGAACAAGTAAGTACGAAGTTAGCAGGAACTGTTACTGTAACGTCTAGTCCGTCTATATCTGTAAACGTAACATCACCTGCTACAGTTATATAAAGACCTATAGCTACATTATTAGTACCTACGTTGTCTGCACCATCAGCAGGTGTTACAGATAACCAGTTACGAACTAGTCCTGTAGGGTTTGTGTCTAATGACTTAAATGGGTTACTATTCATAATTCTCTCCTAGTTTTAATATTAATAATCGAATAAGCATATTGAAGTTAACACTGTACCACTCTTTAGTTTAAAAGTAGCTGATATAGATGCAGGGTCTAAGTTCCAACATCCAAAACATTTACCACAAGGCTTATCCTTGTCTGTCCAACAGTATCCTAACATCTATTTTCCTTTACTTGGGTTTGTCCACTTGTCTACCATCTTCTCACCAGAGCGACCAACAACGTAGCCTCCAACACCAAGAGTTAATAGATTCCAGAGTTGATCGGGTAATTCCAATACATTGTTCATAATCTCTGGGTAAGCGATTGCTATTATAGGGAATACTAAATAGTTAACAGCTATGATAGCTATAACGATTAGCATTAGAAGAGGTCTCCAAGAAGCAGTCAACCAGTTAGTTGATGAAGCTTCTGCTAGTATTATCTCACCACGTACCTTCTCTATTGAGTCAGCATGTTCTAGTAAGGCTAGTTTAGTCTCTCTTTCAATTTCTGCTCTCTTATCTGAATCAGGTATAATACGTTTAAGAACGTCACCCATGATAGGAGTTAGAAGAGGTAATAAAGTACTTATCATTTCTTTTCTTTCAATATAACAAACATTGTTACGAATACTGTGAAGTTAAAGAAGAACCAGATATAGTTGTTGAATATAGCACCCCATACGTTTCCTGATATGTAAGATGCTGCCCAACCTGTCTGAGCATATAGGTAAAGTATAGAAGCTACACCGCTTAATACTCTAATAGCTATTCTTCTATGTAAAGCTTTGAATGCACAAAGGATTACCATGACAGCCATTACTACTGTAATTAAATCTAGGTATAAAGTTATATGCATTGAGTTCATCCTGGAGGGTTGTATGTTGTATGGTTTAAACTAGAGTTCTCAGTACAGACAATCTCTTTAGTTATCTCTACTTTAACGGTATCAACCAGTTCAGAGTAAGTTACTATAGCATAGAATACAACTCCACATATAGCGAAGCCAGTACACATAGCTAATAAGTTAGCTCCGACTAGACTGGGTTTCATAACGCTAAGCCTCCACTTAGTACAAAAGCAACAGCAGCAGATATAAACCCTCCAATTATAAAGTATTGGATACGGTTAGTGAACTGCCGTCTGTCTTCTTGTAAAGATGTAATAGTCTTAACAGTCTGCTCTAATAAGCTTAATGTTAAGTTTAGTTGTGATAGAGAGCTATCAAGATAACGGACTCTCTTTGACATTTCCTGCAAGTCTTTAGTAACTTCTTCTAATTTTAATTCTAGTAAATCGTTACTATCTGTCATCGTCTTTCTCTCCCTAAGACTACTTAGGGTATGTACCCCAAGCTAATTGATAATGAGGACCATCTGGGAAAGACTTCCAGTCTCCACCCCAATCCATGTCTACATTCAATTCCTTTGCTGCTTGCTTCATTGCATCAGCTATCTTGTAGTATAAAGGCCAATCCCATCTTACTGTACCACCTACATAAGCACCAAGGTCTACACCATGTCCTGTGAGATGTCTAGAGTTAAGAGTTGTTGATGCACCTTTTGCAACTAACTCCTTCTGTCTGTCTAGGGTACGCATACCTTCTAGGACAGTAAAGTCTATTTCAGTTATTTCTATTGCTCTTTCAACAACAGCTATTAAGTCTTTGTGGAGACCTTGTAATCGTTGTTTACTTCTAACACCTAATCTATAAGTCATAATCATACTCCCATTCCCTTTTACGTTTAGGGTCTAATACATCTCTGCTATCTAACTTCTTCTCTAAGAACATTGCTCGTTCCATACGATCTAGGGATACCCAGTGTCCTGTGTCTAAGTAATACTTTTCTCTTATATAGAAAACATCACTACGAGGAATGTGTAGATTGTATAGAGCTCTTAGGTCATCATCAGCTAGAGCTTGGAAGAACGTGTTTAGAACATCGTCTGCCGGGTCGTATTTATCTTTAGGGGAGGTCATTATGTCATCTTATTATTATTGTTATCGTGACTTTAACCAGTTATAACACAAAGGTTTCGGTAAGTCAAGGAGAAACTGGGAGGGGTTTGCAAAAAACTCTAACGAGTTATGCGACAGCTAAAGCTAAAGCTTTGCGACAAAGAAGGCCTAAGTATTAGTTCATCTTCTTTTGTATAGATACTATAAGTATATACTTTAAGTATTACTAATATTATTAATTAACTAGTAGTTGGACTAAACCATTATGTTTAACTTAAAGTATACTACTCGTATGTTATACCACATAATGCCGCAAAGTCAACCCCTAAAGTATACTTAAAGTATAATTAAGTTATAAACTATAAAGATGAAGGAGTTTAAGCTAAATCATATTGTATACATATTAAAGCATACGCTTAGTATACACTAAGTACTCTAACTTGTCAAGTGTTTTCTTCATCATACTTCACATAAGCTGTAAATACGTTATTGTAAACCAATGTGGTTAACACCTGACCTAAAAATACCCCTCTCTGTCATTG